CATCCAAGCGATGAAGGCCTGCCAAATCAACCACGAGCGAACGGGGTACAACAACCCCGATGCTGACGGATACATCGAGCGATTTTTCCGGTCGCTGAAGGAGGAGGAGGTCTGGCTGCAGGAATACAGCAGTTTGGCCGAGGCGAAAGCGGCGATTGAGTCGTACATTCACTTTTACAACACGGACCGACCGCATTCCGCACTAGGTTATCGCTCACCGTTGGAATTCAGAAATTGGAAAATGCAACAGAACGCAGCGTGAGACGATTTTTATCTGAATTGTAAGTCTCTTATCTCTCTCTTAAAGGCCATCCCATCTGTCTTGACAAAGGCGGGTTCAATACGGGTCGTCTTACTCACCGACACTGTTGATTACTGTACCCTTGCATCTCCTGCTATCGTATTTCTTCTGCGCTTGCGTAGGTACCTGTGCCAATTTGGCCCGTTCACCAGCACATTCGAAGTAAGGCAACCTTCGCAGTTTACTTCTCAATGTGATACGTCTAATCCACCACCCACTTGTCCAACGTCGACATTACTGTTCCCTGTCTATTCACCGCAGCGTTGGCGTCGTTCTTCACCAATATCCGTTCAACCCGATCAGTACGCACTCCTTCGCCATCGCCTCATACCGCTCGCTGATCGCCGGCGTCTTCTCCCTCCAGGCCATCTCCTTCAAAACGGGTACAGCTCGCCTATAAGCCCCCACCCGCGTCAACTCCCGTAGACGTCTTTCAAGCCTCCGTTGGGCTTCCACGACCATGAAGAAGTACTCGACCGGGATGTCGAGCCGCTCCGCAAGCAGTCGGACCTTCTCGTCGGTCGGAATCATCCGCGCGGTTTCGTAATGGCCGAACTGGGCCGGATGGCATATTCCCTCAGCCAACTGCTTGCGCGACATGCCCAGTGCTTCACGTCGGCTTCGGAATTAGATATGCATGGGTATCGACCAGCGTGTATCACCGATATGGATCGTATCTCGGAGATACATGTGGTGTCGATGGCGCATAGGAGAATTTGTGTGCGGTGTGTAAATTCAAGGGGAATGAGTCCATCGAGACCTCGACAACAATATGACGAGTCCGGTGTCATCGGCCCCGCCTTCGCCGATGACCATGGCGGCCACGTTTGCTACCCTACCCATTTTTACCTTAGACCTTAAGCCTTGATTTATGCTGAAAATGTCACATCCGGTGCATCGCGGGTTCTTGTTTGACGCTGACTTGAATTTCCCGCAAGACCCCATCGTCCTCAAAGAGGACGCTCCCACAGCTGCAAAAAATGCTCGTGCCTGCGATGTCAATTTCGTGTTCTCCAGCCTTACCGACAACGATCCCCGTCCTCATTTCCTGCTCGCGACCACAATTCGTACATTTTACAATGACCATCCGTGAACACCTCCCATGAGACGAGGGTACTACCGTAACTTGAATCCGTCGATGACGTTGGGAAAACAGGCATATCTATTTGGAGATAAGAGCTTGACTAGTCACGCGACTGTTCACGAAGTCCGAGTTCATTGGAACCCCCCACTAAACGGTAAGGGTTGAACGTCAGAATATCAGAGTTACAACGGCTGCAATCCATATCCCAGCCAGGGTCAGCGCCGCGATGGCCTGCATCCATCGTGGCCAGTGGATATGGTGATGGTGGTGGTGCCTGCTCATTGCAATTGCGTCCGAGTCAAACTCAATTCAACACATGATTTTCCTTGATGAGCGAGTCGATAATCTCCCATGCCTTGTCTTTTTGGTACGGGACAGCGTAGTGCCAGTCACCGACCATGCTTCGTACGTCGTACAGGATACCGTCATGGACAAACTCATAAGCATGCACTAGGCTGTCTTTCTGCGGGAAGGCCACCGTCACGTCAACGCCGTCGAATTTCACGTGCTTGAGCCGGTCTGGCTGATCCAGGTCGGAGCCGACTACGGTCTTGTTCGGAACTTCCATGATGCTGTATTGAATCGTATGGTCGGTATACTTGACCCTGTCGTAATTCGGGGGTAGCAGCCACATCGTGAGTTGCTGCCCGTTTCGACTGTTAGAGTCCAGTTCCATGCGGTCAAGTTTGTACGGCGGCAGGACCGGCAACACGACTTTGAACGTAGCCGCATCCTTGATTTTGTTGGCCTCGGTATAGACGTCTGTGTTCATGTAGTAAGGCGCCCCGGAATTCTCAACCCTGTCGGGCTTGACGTCGTGCTTTGTATTTAGCGTTTGAGCGTCTGCAACGTGCCTGTAATGGGTGACCCCGAATAAAGACGCGCCCGCGACCACGGCTACAACGGCTGCGGCGGCCCCGATTTTTTTAGTGGATCGATGACGAGTAAACATAAAAGTCCCTCACTTTCACAAACGGACTGGTTGTATGTGACAATATAATCACACCATCCGCAGGGATTTGCAATCCCGAAAAAATAAAAAAGCTCCCACCCTGGAGGGTAAGGGCATCGAAATGCAAGCCACCTGCTTTATTCCGTGGCCTTATGCACGCCGTTATCCATCCAGTAGTAGGCGCTCTTGTTTTCGTTGTAGTACGCCCACTCGGTATCGGGCCCGGACAGATGGTAGTTGGTCACGCGACGATAGTAGAACCGGTATCCAAGTGTCCGCCAAGTAGCCCCGAAGGGCGGACTCCACTTGTAAGAGTCATAGTGCGGCGAGTCTTCCCTATAGTCCCGTGTAAGACCTTTCCAGAATGAATACCACGTGTGCGGCCCGACAATCCCGTCCTTTGTAAGACCGTTTTTCCCTTGCCACCATTTGATTGCGGCTTCTGTTTGCGGTCCGTAGATTCCGTCGATGGTCAAGGAATACTCCCCAGTGCAAGCAATCATCTGCTGGACTGCCTGCACGAGACCTCCGCTTGTGACGTATCCAGGACCCACCATCGGAGCGCCGCTGTAATCCCAGTGATCTTGTGTCATAGCAACGGTCATGAATGAATCACTCCTTAACCATTTAATTCAGTGGGGAGACACGCACGTATAAACCGTCGAACGTGCGATCACAACGAACGAAGGAATTAACGTACGTCTACATCAAGCCGCCTTAATCACCCCCTTTCAAGCGCGGGTTTCTAGACCTTGAGAAGGCCACCCCACGTATTTGGACCTACCTTTCCGTCGATGGTCAGTTGCTTCGCATTCTGAAACACCTTCACCGCATCCTCAGTTTTGGGCCCGAACACGCCATCGATGGTACCTGGGTTGCTCGCGTGGTAAAGGAGCAGATACTGTAGATCCGTCACTTGCTGGCCGCGGTCGCCGCGCACCGTGAGAGGACGGTCGGCCTGCTTGACCTTTTCGAGCGCCGCCCAGGTCTGAGGGCCACAGATACCATCGACAGCAATCCGCGCGGCCTTCTGGAATGCTCGTACTGCATCCATGGTTCTCGGACCGTAGGCCCCATCTATCGGCCCCGGGTGCTGGCCAGCACGGTAGAGCAGACGCTGACAGAGCTTCACGTCGTCGCCACATGCCGCCGAGAATAGAGTGCGGTGGTTGGAGATTTTAGGCCCAGCCTTGGCAGGGGCCTTACCACCACGGGAGGCCAGCGACGGCGTGCCTTCCCCGCACCACGCCTGAAGTTCGTCTAAACTCCCACAAAACACGTTCATGTCTACATGACCCTTCACCCCCGGCACTTGACCTGTGCTGCTGTACTGCCAGAATCGAGCCGATTTCCATGGAGCCGGGATTTCCGGTTGCGTCACGCCATAGTGCGAGATCCAGAGTTCATACTGCGAAAACTCGTTCGCCCGGATTCTCGTCTTGAGAAAGGATGGATTGCTGTAGATAACCGGCTTCTTACCCGCCAAAGTCTCAAGCCGCGCAAGGTGCCGATGCAGCCAGTCGGTCAGCTCGTCCACGCCAAGGTCGCCGGCACCTTCTTGCTCGATGTCAGCCATGGGCGGCCAGCCACGCCATCCACTGGCCGTTTCCACGGCCTTCACGTAGGCTTCGGCCTCTTCCTCAGGTCCGCTGGTCTTTGGGTACAAGAATCAGTACGTGCCGGACGGAATTCCTATAGACTTCACGGCCGCGTAGTTACGTATGAAGTACGGATCTTGGATGGTTTGTCCGGCTCCGGCGCGAACGATGGAGAAATGGACGAGGCCGGATTTTTCAACCCGGCCCCAATCGATGTCCTTTTGGTATGGGCTCACATCCCTTCCCTTGGCCCATTTCGGATCAAGCGCTGGCGTTGCCATTGGCTGCTGCTGCCTCCTTCTTAGCCTGTTCGAGGGCCGCCTGTGCGGCTTGCACTTCTGACTGCGCGGTCTGCGCCTTTGCCTGGGCATCTTGCAACCGCTGCTGGGCAGCCGGGACTTTTGCCTGAGGATCTTCAGCAATAGTAGCCTTCAGTTCCTGGCCGGCATCCTTCATCGCCTTGACCGCCGCTTCAATGATGTCGTTAATTTGCGCGTCAAATAGCTTCACGCCTTCTCGGGCTGCCCAATCCCGTAAGCGTTGAACAGCGGCATCTTTTTTCGGGACAGTGATGAGACCGGCAGCGGCTGCCTGTTCGACCGCGTTGACAATGACGTCTCCGACTTCAAAAAGTCGTCCCAATGTCTCCGAGCGCACGTGACTGCGCAGCCACCGCGCGGCATAGACCGCACCGGCCGAAAGAGCGATGGACAGAACACCTATGAGCGCGTTAACAACGGCCGACACAACCTGATCCACCATGCATATCAACCTCCATGAAAGACTTTGAGATACGCTGCCACGACCGACAGAAGAGCAACCCCCCACCCTCCCCACTCACGGATGGACCGCCCGACTGAGCTTCGCCCACGTGCTTCATCTTGCATGGCTTGTACGTCGCCTTCACCTTCTCCAGTTCTTCTCTCAGCCCGTTGTACCGGCGTATCACCTCCCTCGTCTGTTGCATTTCGGCTTTCAATCCGTCGAACTCACGCTGTAGGGCATTAAAAAACTCGAACAGGTCCTTGTTCGAGTACCATTCTTCGGATTTTGCATCGCCCACCCGCGAGACCTCCTTTCCTGGGCATAAAGAAACCGCCCGTAGGCGGTAGTTACCATTGATCCGGGATACACCCGAATATCTTGGGGTCCTCAAGCCCAAGCGCCCACATGGCGACACCAGCAAGATCCCAGGTGTCCCGCGCTTGCTCGAACCAATACCGGAACGAGTTGATGTCGGCGTAATAGGCAATGCTCGCTCCGTCCTGGTCGCATAAGTAAAGGCGGCTGACCCAGACCCCGGCATCAACGCCCTCTACCGTGACGGGAATGATATCGCCAAGCGAAATGGACGCGCTGTGGAGATAGTCCCAGTCGAGCGAGATGGACGTATTCGTACCGGATCGGGTGCTCCTTTCCTCCGTGCCGTCCGGTACTTCAAAATAGCCCCAGGTGTCGTCCCACGTCACACCTGACCGCGAGATGCGCCCAAGGGTATGCGAGCCGGTTGGAGTGGTCACCGTGACAGCTTCGCGTGGCATCATCCAGTAGGCATCGCCTGCGTTGAGGCTCATACACTGCATCGTGGCACCGTTGGCTGTATACAGGCCGAACGTTTTGCTCCCGCTACCGCTGGCTTGCCCTACGTGTTTGCCGTTCAGCCAGACGTCGTAGATTCCGCCCCGGCACCGCACCCGCAGCTCGTTGGTGCCGCTGGTATCGACGTTCCCGAGTGTCGAGCCATTGAATACCACGCGCCCATCGGACGTGAGGCCGATCTTATTGCTCCCCATGACGATCCCGGCTTCGCTACCGCTAAAGGAGAAGTCCGCCCACACGCAAAGGTCGTCAAACTGGTCATATCCGAGCGTCAACTGGCCGCTGCCTTTGAGCGTGGATGGGCTGCCGTAGGTGCCGGAGACGGACCAGGAACCGGTTAGGTTATACCAGTTGCCCAGCGAGTCATGCCCGCCCGGATAGGTTCGCCAGTCGTCGCTCCAGACCGTCGCGTACTCGGGATCATGGCGAAGCACCTCCAATGTCAGCACATAGCCCGATGCGGGCTGTGCAGCGTTCCCGTTCACGTCCTTGTACGTCTGCGGAACGAGGGTAAACTGTCCGCTGCCGCCACTCATCGAGAAGTTGAACCCCGATGCCACCGCGAACCCCCAAAACTGCGCCCCATAGGCCGACAAAAGCCCGGAGAACGTCAGCGTGTGCGTCCCGGCAGAAAGTTGCACCGTCCCGGCCTGTATCCAGTGGTCTGTTCTTGCGAGTGGATACCATTGCGTCGGCTGCTCCACGGTCAATGCCTGGCCGCCTGTCACCTGGCCGGTCGATGTGTCCAACGTACCATCCAGATACACTCCAACCTTCGCCATGCTCCACCACGGGAAGTTGACGTGCAGGACGATGGCATATGTCCCGGCGGTTGGCACATTGAACGTGTACTGCGCGTATCCGGGAACCTCGCCAGTCTGTGGCACTCGGGCGGTGTAGTAGCTGCCTCCGTCCGATAGAGCGCCGCCGTGTTTTGTGGTCTGGCTCTTGGATTGCTGCGTGACCAACCCCGTGAAGGTTGTCCCCTGCGTTTTGGAATAGGCCGTCATGAAGGGCTTGCTGTTGTATGTGCCCTTCACATATGGGGCGTTGAGTTTTGTCGCGTCCTCCGGTTCCTGATAGTCGTAGATGTCAAGCAGCATGTATGCCGACTTGACGTCATCGTCCCAAAACGCCGCCCACGGGATGAGTGGTTGTGGTGGCCCATTTCCGGTATGGTTGAATACCCCCAGCATCCAGGCCAGCCATGCGTAGTACGAACCGGACGTGCCGCGATAGCCCGACCCCGGGTCCTCGTAGATTTGCCAGCGAATGCCGTACCCTGCGACGCCAAGGAATATCTTTGCTGGTGGGATGACTGTTACCGCGTAATCATAAACGGCCTGCACCCACGAGGCCGGAGAGATGGCCCCTGGCGCGGAACCGAGCCAGGAGTACCCATACGTCATGATGGTGCAAGTGTCGAAGTACGGCGCCAGCTGCGCGTAATCACACCAGTATTCGCCGCCGAGCGATTGCCCTGGCCCGGTCAGTCCCGGCAGGTCGGCGTGAACCAGCTTCCCTTGGCTGTGAACGTAGTTGTAAATGCGCTGAAAGAACGCGACGGCTTGGTCGGTGTAGCTGCTGTCGCCGCCCTGCTCAAAGTCAATGTCCACCCCGGCCCACCACGGATTCTGTTCCAGCAGGGTAGCCAAGTCGGACATGAAGGTGTTCTGCGCCCCGTTTTGATTCGTCCACAACGCTTGCAGATAGCTGCCAAGCGCCTGGATGCTGATGTACCACTGAATCTGGGGAAATTGCTGTATCAGGCTCATCTCCTGGCTGGTCGCCGAACCAGAAATGGTTCCGCCTGCGTTGCGAATGTGGCCCGTTGTGTCTGTTACCGCCCATTCAAACAGCCCGATACGCTGAAATTTGTTTGCATACTGGCTTACTTCGGACCAACCACGACTGCTGGTAGGTACGTTTGATCCGACCCACGTCATGAACCGGGTCGTCATCACCACGTCACCCCGCTTGCGTTCCACTCTGTCACGCCAAACAAAAACCGGGCAGCGTCTCGCCCGGTCATGTTCACGCGGTATACAGTGTCTCCGTAGGGGCACGGCATGGGCGCGCCCTGGTAAGTGGAGGGCCTTGGTTGCGCCTGCGAACCGTTCACGGTGACTTTGTGTGCTGCCGCATCGATATTCACCACATCCCCGGCTTTGAGGCTCCCTGAATAGGTCAGCGAGCGCGTCTGATAGTACGTTTGCAGCTCCCACTCGCCGGTCGTGTGCTTGATCATGATGGCCGTCACATCCAGCCCCGTGGTGACCGGCGCCGTGTCCGGCAGGTCGATGTTGACCCCTCCGTCACTGGTGGCGGTCATGGTCATGCCGCCGGTGTTCGGAACGATGACCATAGCGGAGCCGCGGATAAGCGCATTCAATTGCTTCGGCGGAACGATGTCGCCGTTTTGGTCACGCGGCCGGACCAGCATCTCTTCCGCATTGGGCCCCCACCCCGTCAGAATGCCACCGCTTGCAGCTGCACATCGGTCGCGTGGATGGTACCAGTGAAGTCCTCGCCGATTAGCTCCACCTGGATGGATTGAACAGATTTCTTGGGTTCAACTTTCGTCAGATACCGAAGAAACGGGTCACTCACTGTCGAACGACCACCTTATCTCGCTCGGATGACCGACCCAGGTTGTCGCGATGTTGCCACCTTGGAGCATGATGTCCGTTACATGGAGCGTCCCCGTGAAGTCCTCGGCCACGACTTCGACTGTGATGCTCTCGATGTCCGTCCCGGCCTGCGGTTGGAATGTCTGCGCCCACTGCTCCACGGTTACACCTCCCTACGCGATGGCGAAAAACTGCGTTTCCTGCGTACCGTCTCTGTACCTGATGGTAACTTGGAACCCGATCTTTCCGCTCGGCCCCTTCTTGACGTTATCGAGGGCCACCTGCGCCGACAGAGTGTAGTTCTGTCGGTTGGCTGGATTGACCGTCTGCGACAAGGTTTTCGTCACGCCTGATGCGCCCTGACATATGAAGGATGCACTTCCACTGGCCCCGGTCGAGTTATCCACCGTCCAGCCATCCGCCGTCCAATAGGCCAGTCCATCGTCAGCACGACTGTTCAAAAGCAGGTTAAAGACAACCATGTCTTGCATTGCCTGATTCACGGCATCCACTACGTCGCTAATACTGCCACCGCCGGCCTGAATGTTCGATAGCTGGTCCGCCAAGGTAGGCAGCGCGGTCTCCAGTTCCAGGCTGGTGTTCTCCGGTTGCAGAACATCGATGGTCCGTTTGGCGATCCGGGCCTTCATATTCAGACCGAGCGTCTGATCATACACGGTGACGATGTCCCCGAGACCAGGAATCGGATCGTCTGGCGTCAGAACCCCGTCCACCGCATACGAAATGGTCGGTTGACACAGAACCGCAAGCTGCTGTTTGGCCCACTGCAGCAGATATGATGGGTTGGTAATGTCGTCGTTCGTGAGCGTCGCAGACTTGACCTGTCGCGTCTTTCCCGTACTGTCGTACCAGCTGTAGTCCTCGATGTACGGCACGCCGTTGTTCACGTCCGCGATAGATAGGTTGTTGGCTCCGTAGGGATACAACCGCGTCACAAGGTTCCGGGTGTCCACCGTCCGCTTGTTCGACTTCATGTTCTTTCCAAAGGCAAAGAGAAAACCGGTGTCGGACCCGACCTGGCGCAGCAGGTGGACCTTCCGTCCAACACTGTCGAATTTCAGCTCGCCGCCATATATGCCTGGGATCTGCCGGATCGCGGCCAATCGGTTTGTAGAATCTGTGATGGAGAAGTTCCCGGGTGTCGTGATCTCCACGGTACCGACCGACCAGTCCGTGCCCTGCAGGATGGCCTGCATCACAGCCGACGGACCTATATCCTTCATGTCCAGTGATGTGATTGGGTCGTACTCCGCCAGGTCGTACCACACGGCCTCGCAGGTGACGTCGACCGTCGGAATCCCCTGGCCGGAGTCCCAGCCGATCTCCATAACGCGGATGACGAACTCGCTGCCGCCGACCCGCACGTGGTCCTCGTTAGTGAACAGCGCCAGCTTCGGGTCGTAGGCAGGCAGGCTGAACGTGAGCGTTTCCTGCCCGTTCGTTTCCGTGATGAGCTGGTCCTGGATTTGCACGGAAAAGGCCTTGTCGATCACCGCCAACAGCTTGCCGCTGCGGTCATAGACCTTCGGATAGTCCTGCACGGCTCACACCTCCAAGCCCCAGGCTGTCACCTGTACCACCGCGCTGTCAGGCGATACCACTAGCGGTGTATCGGCAGGGAATTTGATCCCTGGCCCGAAGTTTAGCTGCCCCATCTGGAATTCCCCGGCGTGAACATACTGCATGACGTTGTTGTTTGCATCCGTAAGGGAAAAATGGAGCATCCCCATGAGCTTCATATGAGCAATTACCGTTGATCCCATCTTGATGTCCATGTCCGTGTCCGGCAGGGTCCAGGACGTGCCCCGGATGTTGCTCTGCGCCCAGATCCCCATCAGGACGATGCTCTTCCCGCTGGCTGGCGTCCAGACCGTGTTATCCCCGGCTGCCGTGATTTTCAGGTACTTGACCGTGTCCGGGATGCGGAAATGGTCGGTTCCGCTGCTTGTTACGCCGTCGATGGTGACCTCTGACGCCGTGCCGCCCCCGCTCCCAGGATTGGTACAGTTGCCCGTTATCGTCCACCCTGAGCGGAACTTCGGTTCCGTTGGCCGTGGTGCCGCGTGCAATCACCGCGCCAATGCGGTTGGTTCCGGCCGGGAGCGCTCCGCTGAAACCCATCGCCAGTCGCCCCTGCTCATCCACCGCCAGCGGCTTGAGCGTCCAGTACGTCACCTGTACCCCGGTCAGGCTGGCGGCTGAAGTCTGGAGCTCGCTGTCCTTGTAGAGAGGAATCACGCCCGTGTGGCCGTTGGCCTGGCCTGCATATAGCGTGTTCCCGCTGGAATCCGTGGCCGTAATGTCCTTGCCGTTGACAAGGTGTTGCCACCCGACGCTGCCGGAATCCGTCACCCAATCATGCGTCGCATCTATGACCGGCAGATTCGTCGCCGTGAAGTTTCCGTTTCCGTCCGTATTCCCGGTCTCTGTCACCTGGATGGCGGCCCATAGGATTACGTCCTGAGCGTCGGCCGCGTCCTGGTAGCCGATGACCGGGATGTTGTTCGGGCTGGAGTCACGGCGTACGTTAAAGCCCATCCCTCTCGCCTCCACGAAAAAAAGCCGCCAATCAAGACGGCTTACACTGTAAATTTGTGATTAGTTCTTATCCAACAAAGAAGGTGATAAGCGAAGAACAAAGTTGCGATTTAGCACCGTTCGGCAAGACACTTTAAAAAATTAGGCCCTTTTCGTAAAGATTGTTGCTAAAAAATACGCTTGGACTTTAGAAAATTAAATAGCCTTGATAGGTACAAGGCAAAAGCTGTTGTACCTACCCATCAATTTGCTGTGGTAATGAAAACGTTCCGTCAGATGATGGGGGGAATTCAATTACTGAGCGAATTGAATTAAGGTTCAATTCACCGTAAATGTGCGGGTATAACTTCATTGTTTCGTACAGGTCTTCGTACTTGATCTCAGCTTCCACAAGTTCGGGGTCAATACATAGTAAAACCAGATCTGTGCGACCATGAAATAACGCATTTGCGACTCCAAGCAGTTGTTCTTTCGTGGAGCAATGTATAAACCCGTCTACTGGAAGGCTGGTACATCGGTAAACGCCTTCGCTCTTAGCAAGGTTCCACTCATCTCTGGAAGTGATGTGATATATCACTTTGCCATCCCCTTTTCATCTTCAATTTCGTACACTGGGTGCCGTATTGAACCCGCCTTTGTCAAGACAGATGGGATGGCCTTTAAGAGAGAGATAAGAGACTTACAATTCAGATAAAAATCGTCTCACGCTGCGTTCTGTTGCATTTTCCAATTTCTGAATTCCAACGGTGAGCGATAACCTAGTGCGGAATGCGGTCGGTCCGTGTTGTAAAAGTGAATGTACGACTCAATCGCCACTTTCGCCTCGGCAAAACTGCTGTATTCCTGCAGCCAGACCTCCTCCTCCTTCAGCGACCGGAAAAATCGCTCGATGTATCCGTCAGCATCGGGGTTGTTGTACCCCGTTCGCTCGTGGTTGATTTGGCTGGCCTTCATCGCTTGGATGAAACGTCGACT